ACTAAATGTGTTGACAGGGTCGGTAGCTACATCTCTATCTTGAAATGGCATCCTAACTCCTCCACGGCTGTATAAATAAAGTCCGTGGAGTGATCCATACAAATCACATAAGTAATCTGGTTCAACTGGAGTTGCTGAATTAATCCTAAGAGGGACAGTAAAAGGATCAACATACCAAAAACCAGCTGCGGTCTCTAGAGTTCTACTATTCACTGTGTTGTAAGACTTCAGCAAAGACCTAAACGATCTTATCTTTTCTCCGATACACTTAGAAGCTGCATCGATATAGTCATGAGGATGTGGAAGAGTAGTTTGACCATCATCCAATCTACAATCGTTTCTCTGCAACATATCTCCCATTTGAGGAACTGTATCGTAATTCGGTGTCCAACTGACATTGGTAGGATAGGCAAATTCAATGTCAGGACCTGCGTACATCTCAACAATTAAGGATACTGAACTAGATACAGCAGTAGGAGCCACGAGAAGATCCTCAACATAAATGTTGATGTTTCCGCAGGATGATGCTTTCGCAGGCAATATACCCGTATTCAAATAAGGGAGAATAGAGGTGTAAGGAACTTCATAAATAATTTCATTGCACTCTCTAATATCATAAATAGTTCTCTGGACATAAACAGAGTTAGCATAAGTCTCTGCTGGAGTACTACCAGAAACTGAACTGACTGGGTTAAAACATATAACGATTCTTCCTGAATGAAATTCGGTCTTCACCACCTTAATCTTGTAAAACAAAGAACCTCTCCAGAAATAAAAATGAGAAGCTCTATAGGATAGAGGTGTATGATGAATAACAGTACCATCAATAAGCTCTCCAGCCTTTGGAGTCGCACTGAAAGCAGATAATAGAGTACCTGAAACTTGTGAAGTAGTCCATGATACTGTAGAAATCCATGTTGGAATAGAACACAAAGCAAGGAAATCCATCTCGTCAACGTCAGAAATACCCATTGGAATAGGTTCAACATAATTCTTGACATCAAGAGATAATGGTAAAGCATAATCATCATTGTTAACGCTCCCGATATAAGGAGCATTTTGCATAACTACTCTGTGAGCATGACTCAAATTGGCTGGTTTACTCCAACCAAATGCTGCAGCCACACCACCTAGAGCATCAAATACCCAAGAAGCGGGCTTCGCAAAAGGAGTGAGGATAGGAACAACAGATAAAGCGTTAGAAATTTGAGAACCCATGTTCATAGCAGATTCCACAGGACCAATACCTGCATTTTTAGCTTCAATTTCTGAAGCGTTTCTCTTAACAACACGAGACAGCTTTCTACCCATTTGAGGAACAGCTGCACCAAACAATTCGACATCTTCCAAGTGCATATAGATTTTAAATCCTGCCGTCAAACTTCCAGACGCAGCTGTTAAAGCTACATAAGGATAAAGTCCTATAACTCCCAGCTCTCCAGCTGAGTTTAAAGGTACAGTAGTATGTCTTGTAGGATACCAGTTGAGAGCACTAGAATAAGGAATAACCAACTCACCCTCTGTATCACAATTGAGATCTATTTCAACTCTGTGTAATTGAGAGCGCTGTTTGCGTTGATTGGCGTGGGCATTGATAAAAGCCGTAGTTCGATTACCAAAGGATTGTCCTCCTAAAGGAATCCACGCAAGTTGATACCTACCTTGTTGGAATCTATTGGCGTTAACGACAATTCGTAAAACTATGGTCGCACGGATACCTAAAAAGCCGGCAATTTTTGCTCCAGGCATAGCTTGCAAAAGAAAATTTTCCATCGCAGCTATAGGAGCAAAAGTACTAACAGTGTCAGTACTCTGGAATACACCGGTACGAATAACTACTGGCTTCGCCAAGAATCTCTTAATGTCTTCAACATTTGGAATTTGAGATTTCTTAGCTAATCCGAGCGTAGGACCCGAAGCATGTGATACATGAGCTGATACTGTGGAAGCATCTGAAACAAAGGTAGTAGTAGCGTTAATGACAGGACCACTATTGTCGAGAATCACATTTGAACCATGTGTGGTTTGGACCTTTAAAGTCTGGTCCATTTGACTTTCATTTGCAGCAAAGCAATACAACACAATTTCCACTCGTTGCTTCAGACAAGTGGTGTGCCCAAGTTGCTCTAGGGGGTTGGGAGGGCTGCTCCCGTCAGACCTTGAGCAGTATGAATAAATATTCTCCGACGTAAATATCATAGCAGTACAAATAGTTTTAGAGCTTGGGTTTTTATATACAAATGCAAGATCACATGATAAGTCGATGTAGATGGCAAGCCATCTGACTTCCACAGCACTACTGTGGATTAGCCGCTTTTTACCCGGCGGACGGGGTTGAATAATAGGCCATAATAGGCCTAGAATTCAATAAAATTCTTCTCTACTTCTAATCACCATTCGAGTAGCTAAATGCTTATGGTGAATAGAGTGTGAAAGTTGAAAGTCTTTAAAGTAAGTTTCCTTCAAACGAATAAACAAAGAGTGGTATTTTTCAAACACTTCTTTGGGATGTAAAGACAATTCTTGATGGGCCATAGACAAATTGTCACAAGTTATCTTTTGCGTAAGACCCCCTGCCTTAGTCCAATTAGGTATATCTAGGATAACATCCAATCTCAGAGGAGCTATAAATGTAGCCGAATCTTCATCATAAATAAACTGCCTCTTGAGATATTCAACTTGATGTAAGCAACGAAGTGTATAGATTTTTGAATCTTTAGCTTCATTGGTAAATGTCATTCCAAGACTCTTCATTGGCTCTGGAAGGGTGGAATCGTTAAAGACGTCCCTGTATAAAGGAGCAACAGTATAAACAACGTCATCTCCCATAACATTGATTCTGACCATTTTTGTAAACTGGTGTATGGGCAGACCTAACTTAATCCAACAACAACGAAAGTTGATGTGGTTCGTAAAACAGTTTATCAATGCTGTTAGGAAGTCTCCACTTGGTAGAGAAGCATCCCATGAATAGACTTGACCCTCAACTATGTGGTAAGAGTTCGTAATAGTCTCC